CGTCCCGCTTGAACCAGAGAGGATTTACGCCGATTTCCCCGCCACAATTCCGCTGCGCTTCAACAATGAACATGGCATCCGGCTCAATGTCTTTCGATCCGTCCCGAATCTTCTCTTTCGGCTTGTTACGCCAAATGGAAATGACGTTTTCCGCCATGTCTGCGATTTCAGACGCGCCCTTAATGTCGTGCAGTCGTGCTGGCGATTCGTCTGAATGCCCCTTGCGGGCATGGGCAACGAGATGGATATGGACGGGGTTGTTATGGGCAACCGACTGAACCTGATCCACTAGCGTTTTCTGCGCCGAGTAGTCGTCAGGGCTGATCCCGCACTTCATCAAGCTATCAATCACGATATGGTCGGGCTTGATGTTTTCGCAGACCCACCGGCACAGCGGAGCTACATCGTTCGGCTTCAAGCTGGCCTGTACGTCATAGACCCACAGCGTATCGGTGAAGAACTCTAGGAGTACGTCTGCTTCTTCTTCGCTAGGCGTCGAGCATCCGAGGCACTGCACCAGGAAGCGAAACATCAATTCAACTGGGTGAAATTCAGGAGAACAGACAAATACCTTTTGCCCTGACTGCATGAACTTGAGCAGGACTTGGGACAAAACCGCAGACTTGCCGTGTCCCTTGTAGCCCGTCCATATCGTCATTTCACGCGGACGGAACCGGAAATAGGAGTCACATAGGAAACCGGACTTAGCACCCCATATCGTCGGCTGCGTCAAACGCTTCTTAAGCGCATCGCCGTATTCCGTGGCGCACTTGACGCGAGGCTGATATGTATCATCTCGGTATGCGGAAAGGTCGATCTTGTCCAGGCGACCGGGGAACATCTCCACAATCTTGTCGAGTGCGTTCATAGCCCCTCCACATACGAATGCGCCGCACTGATACGCGAAACCGCCGTAATCAACGCCTGTTGCGTTTTTTCATCGTTCCGAATGCCACGGGCCATCTGATTTCCAATTAACGCGACTGTGAAGGTTTCTGGCACCAAACAAGCCAATACTTCGCGTGCGCTAAACGGATATTTCTGGCGCGGAACGTGAAAATCTGATTTCTCGGGGAACAGTTCCGACAGGTCGAGTCCGACTGCGCTAACGATTTCGTGAGCAGAACAACCGGCGAAGCAGTGAAGCAGTACGGCACCGTCCGACAGTTCGCGAATCGCCAGGGAAGGCGATTTGTCGTTATGGGCAGGACAACAGGCAACCCATCTGTCTGCGCCCATCTTCCTAACGCGGTCGAGTGAGTTGAGAAGGTTATTGACGCTCATAACCCTTTACTCCGCAGGAATGCTTGCATGTCAAACTCTGCCGGAGTGGCAGAAACAGTCTCGCCGTCCTCCCACCTCATCTGATTTATCCATGTCACAGGGTTCGGGATGTACTGTCCGTTTTCCTTCTGCCAGTCGCGTGAGGCTTTGGCGGTCGTAATCGCGGCAATGCAGATCGCAAGGTCAGGCTTGTGCTTTTTCCATGCAGCTAGCGCCGCACCCTTTCCGACTTTCTTGGGATAGGCAGACCAAAACTCATCGAAGCCGTTAGGCGTAGTAGTTTGGTTATTGGTTATTGGTTTATGGTTATTGGTTGGTTGAACGGTAGTTGAACTGCTGTTGAACGGCTGCTGAACATCAGCGTTACTCTTGTTCTTCCTGGCCTCAGCAGAAGCCTTTCCGGCCTTTGACGCTTGTTCGATTCGTGCGTAATACTCGGCAATTTCTTCATTTGCACGCTTACTAATGAAGCCTTCTGCTGTCTCCTCGAAGAACTCCAGAAGCACGCCAAGCACTTCATGCCCGTACTCTTTCATGCAAATCAAACGTGCAGCTTGATCCCCAATGATTGGCTTTTCGGTCATGTAATACAGATCAAGAAGGCGTCTGTATGCCAAGTCCTCAATGATCGTTAGGTGATTGGTATGACTCTTGTAGTCACCTATATGGAAGTTGTAGTAATGCATTAAGAGACCTCGCTTTCACGAATCTCTTTCGGGAAAATATTCCACTCCCTACGGCGACGCGCCATTAGGTCGGCATACTTTGCATATGCGCTGGTCTTTGTTGGACTAAATCCAAGGTACTTGCACCAGTAATCGTTTTTGAGAAGCGTTTTGCAAATGCGCCTCCAGCTTGGCGCTTTGCCTGCGTTCTCAATTTTCAGATCAGCCTCATCAGGTATTCCACTCTCATACCCTCTGGCTTTCCACCACTTGATATAGACTGCAATCTTGTTCTTATAGTGATCTGCTGTTTTTGGTGGTGTGCTTGCAAGAATTGATAAAGCAAAACTCTCCCAGGTGTGGCCCTCTGGTAGCGTAATGGTGTGGTTACCCATAATGCTTCCACGTTTGTTGCTGTACATCTTCCCTGTGTTTGCGCCATTTACGCGCATTAGAAGTTTTGCCCACACAGAAGGCTCGACAACCTGGTAAAGCCACAACCCCTTACGAGATTCATCACCAAAAGGCTCACAGATACGCATCTGGTGCATCGTCATCCCTGCTTGATGCATGCGGTCGTACAGCTTGTTGTAAGGAAGACCAGTCTTCGCGTGAAACGTCCAGATGTCCTCTGTTTTCCAGTCATAAATCGGATATACGTTCCAGACGTTTTCTACTACATTCGTCGTGTAAGCCTTGCCGTCATACATCGGCTTATCTCTAGACAACGAGCGGAATCTGTTCAAAGATTCTTGAGTTCTGATCCCAACAAATGCAGCGCACTTCTCTCCTTGCGCGTACCACTGACCAAACGTAGGAACGAATTCCTCAAACATGATTCCTTCGTACCAAAACGGGAAAAAGTTTCCATCCTTGATTGCGATATCGTCTTTTTCACGAACCCATACGTTTCGCTTCTGCTCATCCCATGCTGTCCATTCCGGCTCATGCATTGAACATGCATTCCAAGTTTTTACTGGAACAGAAACCCAATACGGATCAGTGCAATCCTTGTATTCATCAAATATCAAACGAGCAAAATCTATCGTGTGAGAGAACTGCGCCTCCCAATCAAGAAAGAAAAGTCCTATCTTCCTTCCGCGCTTTCTAGCCTCTTGACAAACAAGGTGCGCCATCACTCCGCTGTCTTTCCCGGCGCTGAACGAGCAATAGATTCTGTCGAAGTTGTCGAACGTCCATTCAATTCGATTCTTTGAGGCCGCAAGAACATCAACACTCAGATTAGTCTTTGGCATTGCTTGACCTCCCAGTGATTGATTGCCTCCTGGGCCTTCATGTTTGCCATATCCTGCTGATTCTTTGAGAGATAACCCCAAGCCTCTCTAACAATGTCTTCTGGGCATTGAATGGCAAGAGCAGCGGCAGCATGACCAATCCAAGCTTTCTTATTAATGTCAGACTTGGTTAAGTTGTGTTCGCATGAATACTTCCAGTCGTCAGCAACCTTAATCATGTAGCTTCCGTAAAGATCATGATCTCCAGTGAATTCGATAGCCTTTTGCAAAAACTCTTTTCGACTATCAACACTCCCCCACATGTTGTGTTTCACCTCTTCCCAAGTCCAATAGGGGTGCCAAATCTCACCGTTATCAAGCAAGCTCACACCGCACCTCCTCAACTTCATCAAACGAAGTTGCTTCCCAAGCAGTAGAAAACTCACGATCAGAGAAAAGAGCGGCAAGACCAGTCACTTGCTGAAGACGCAAAACCTCGTCAGCCTCCATGCCAAGCTCTTTTGCAATCTTTTCGTCAGACCAAAACCTGCGCTTCAATTCAATAACAATCTCTGCCATTGAATCGACCTTGTGTTCCCCCCTGGCGCGGTTGTGACGAATTGTTGCGGCCATGCGGTCGCCTTTGTCCTCTCGCTCATCATTGATAACTACGGCAGGCAGATAACCATGAACGCGAGAGCGAACAAGTTCGCTTTCCTTCCCGACACGATGACGATGGAAACCGTCGATAACCTCGTAAATGTCGTCACGGAACCAGGAAACGATTGGTTGCGTGTATCCATCCTCTAGGATTGAATGCTCCAAAAGTTTCATTTCTGGAGGCGCGACGCTATTCGGGTTATAGTCGTTAGCAGTCACCAATCCTGAAGGAATCCACTGGACACAATCGACAGGCTCAGATTTGAATGGGCTAAGTTCATGCAGCGCAAGACGAATCTTGTTGATTGCATAAACCTTTTCGGACAGTTCAAGGTTTTCTATTCCTGAAAAAATCCTAGTTGCCTCAAAAACTATTGCATCTTTTCCTGATGAAGAAAGCAGAGACAGTTGATTTGACATATAATTACCTTGTTAATATCAACCCCTCGGCGGTGTTAGCGCACCAAGCAAGCCGGGGGAATTTTTTTGCCTATGCTCTAGGCAGCTTTCTTGTCGGCCTGTAATGCGCCTCCAGTAATCACCTGGATCTGGTACTGGCGAGGAAGCGGGATTCTCCCTGCCTTGATCCAGCCTGCGACACTAGGCTGAGAAATCCCGATAGCCTTTGCAGCTTTCTGCTGCGTCCCGAAGTGATTGATTAGTTCGTCAGTAGTCATGTGCGAAACCTCCTGCGGCATTATAGGCATCGCGATATGCAAAAGTAAAGGCATGGCGATAGATTTTTTTATTAACCTCTTGCTTCCTATATAGGCGGTTCTAATCCGACCATCAAGCACTGGTCGATGCCTTCAATAAGCTTCCAGACGCATCAAAGGCCGCACTGATCGCAGCAGCTAAGGCAATGGCTATCAAGTAATTCCCATAGCAGAAGATTTTTTTCTTCTGCTGCAAAAAAATATCGCGTTCCCTATTGACATTAATACAGCGTTGCCTATAATTCACTCATCGCAGCAAGCAAGCTGCTAACGAATCTCCCGGCCCTGCATATGTCTTGGCGAAAAGGCGCGGGGTCGGGGGATAACCAGGAGGCGAATGATGGAACAAATCGCAATTGACATGCTGCTAATCGGCCCATTCTACATCCTCGCAAGCATTTGGTTCTTTGGGGGCGAATGATGGAAATCCAGCGCATGACCAGAGAGCAAGCAATCCTCGTGATGCAAGCCTTGTACGGCTACCTCAAGGACGAGATTCACCCGGACGCAAACCAAGATCCTTGGGTGTTCAAGATGATGGACACGTTGGACGACCTGTCTGTGACCGGCCTTCAGGTGATGTTTGAGGTTTCCGACGACTACGCAGC